GCGCAGAAGTCGGCCGATGCCACGCGGGCGACCATGTAGCGGACGAGGCGCTTGCGGTTCTGGTGCTCGGCGTAGTTCACGCGGCGGCCCTCAGTTCCTCGGTGGAGTACTTGGCGACGATGGCATCCAGCTCGCCGTTGAAGTCGGCCACGGCCTGCGCCAGCGCTTCGATGTACTTCTCGTCGCGCTCTACCCGCGTCACGAACAGCGGAAGGCGCGGCCAGTAGCTCACGAAGTCGCAGAAGTCCCGGCCGGAGACCCACAACTGCCCCTGCACCTGGGCGACGTGCTCGGGCGGCAACCGGCCCTGTTCGAGCACGTCAAGCTGCAGGTGTGGCAGCCTGGTCTTGATCTCCAAGAGCCCTCTGTCGCCGATCAGAGAGTCCGGAGAGGCGCCCGCGCGGCCCCGGCGCATGAATCCCACCGGCATTGGGTCCGCGTCGGTCTGGAACGCATACGCTTGCCGCGCTTCGTCTTCCATCGCGTGCCCGCGCTCCGTGTGTTCGTTCCCGGCCCAGGCTTGGACCACTTCGCCGGTGAGCACCTGAGCCGCGAGGGTGAGCAGGTACTTGCGGCGCGTGACCGATTCGCCGCCGCCGCGACCCTTGGCGAGCACGGTCGAGAACTCGCTCGCCGTGGGGATGCCGCGCCGCGCCTCGAACCACTCGGGCGAGTTCTGCGCGCAGGTGTAGATCGTGAGGTCGCTCATTTCTTCGCCTTCGCCTTGAGCATGGTAAGTGCGGTCTGGTAGGACTTGGCCGGGATCGCCTCAATCGACTCGACCTTGAGGTAGGCAAGGAACTTGGCCTCGTTCGCGCCGGCGTGGGCGATCCAGTCTCGCAGCGTGGCGGCCTGTTCGTCGGTGATGCGCTCGACCGAAGCGGAGAAAGCGTCGTCGTCCTCGCCGTGGCTGGTGAGGTTAAGCAGCGCGCCGGCGGTGTAGCGCTTGCCGTAGCTCACGCTCGAAGCCACCGCCTGCACCGCCGGCTTGTTGCCGCTGGTGTCGGCCGGCAGGACAATCGTCGTCTCGATCTTGTGCCCGGAGCGGTGCGTGAGGACGCCGGTCACGGCGATTCCGCTGGAAAAGTCGGTGCGGAAGGTCAGCGCGAATCCGTGCCGCTTCATGATCGGCTTGATCGCGGCATTGATGTCTTCCCACAGCGCGTAGGTGTAGCGCCCAGCCGCGCTGCCGCGCTCGCCGATGCTCGGAAGTTCGTCCTGCATTTCGGCAAGTGCCTCGGCAAACTGCGTCTCCGCCTGCCGAGCGAGCATCCGCTCGTGCATCAGCATCAGGCGCTCCATCTTGTCCATGTCTACCGACGAATCGCGCGCCGCGCGCTCGATCATCGCCAGCACCGCGTTGTCCCCGTGCGCCAGTTGGGGCGCTTCCTGTTTCACGACTGCGTTCATGGTCTTTGCCTCAAGCAACGTCAAGTTCGCCGATGGTGTCGGCCTGGCCGCCAAGCCGCATTTTCATGCTGGCGACTTTGACCTCGGTCGCAAGGCTATTGGCGATTTGGTTGGCCATTCCGATGATTGCCTTGGCTTCATCGGCTGCCAGCTCTCCGCGCTCGGCTTTTTGCAGGGCGGCGCAGAGGATTTTGCGGATGCTCTTGGTTTTCATACGATATCCTTTTTCAGTGCGGCTTTAGCCGCGCGTATGCTTCGATTGATGATCGCCAGATCGGCCGATGAATCCATGATTGATTGCCATGCCCTGTCTCGCGCCACAGACTCAGCCTCAAGTCGCCTATTTCGTGCGTCAGAGAGCTTGGCTAGCCGAGCGTTTATGTCCGCTGGGTGCCACTTCGGCATGTAGCTGCCGAACTTAGCGATTATCGGCGTGCGTTCCCTTCCGTAAATCAGCGCCGCCTTAATCGTGTGCTGCGAAACCGTTCCCATTCTTTCGGATATTTCCTGCACCAAAGCGTTGTAATCACAAACCCGCCATGCGCGACGATTTTTCATCCTCACATATCGGTTTGCGCATGCGACGATTGTTTCTAGTGGGCTTGATCGCTTGTAGTAGAAGGATTCATTTACACGGTCTACAGCCTCTTTAGACAACCACCATTCCTCGCGGTATTGCCTGGCGCGCCGATGAAATTGCCATAGGCCATGGCGCACTCGTTGTTTCATGCAGCACTCGGCGGCGTCGGCTCGGTGGGGTCGGTGGCGCACAGAGCCCAGGCAACCGCGCGATGGCGCGCAAGGCCGATGGACACGCCGTTCTGCAGGTTCCTCACAGCCCGGCACTGGGCCTGAGCAAGGCGCATACCGCATACCTTGCCCTTGAGGTCGCGCAGGATCGCCTCGCGCAGGCGCTGGTCGTCGGAGATGCCGCGCTCTCGGCGCGCGGCGAGAAGGTCGAAGACGACGGCGCTCATTCGGCACCTCCCGTCGCTTCGGCAATCGCTGCACGTAGCCTAAGGGCCGCACTTTCGGCTTCGCTGCACCATCCAGCGGAACCAAAATCGCAAGCGGCAAGAGCTTTTGCAGCGGCTAGTAACCTCGGCGCGGCGGCGATGAGGTCGCCGTTGGCCCTCGCTTCCTCGCCCGATCCGGCGACCTCGGCGATCAGGTAGCCGCCGTCGGTCAAAGGGCCGCGGATGTAGAGGCCGCAGCGCTCCCACGGCCCAGGCGTGTGCTTCATGGTCGCGGCGCTCATTGGCCCGCCTCGATCACGTCGCAGGCGCGCTCGTTCAGCTTTTCATCGACCGTGGAGTACACCCGCTTTGCGATGGCGTAGAGCTTGGCCATCACGTCGGAGCCAAGCAGCGATCCGGAGGGCGTCCTGTACAGGCGGAACAGCAGCGCGCCGACTTCCTCCATGTCGAGGTCGGACGCCGCGTGAAAGCATTCCTCGATCACCTCGTCGGATTCGTCGGCGATCCATTTATCGACTAGGCATTCCACGGCCTCTTCAAGGCGCCCGTCGTTGTAGCGGGCCTCGTCTCGTACAACCGGATCGAACATTGCGGCATCCCCTTCGCTGATTGCGTGGGGCTATCCTATGGCATGCCATAGCTCGCTGTCAACGGGATACCATAACTTTCGATTGTGCAGTGCCGCAAAAGCGCCAAAAAGCGGCCACCAAATAGCCGATTTGATGGCCGGTATAAGGGGCGGAGGCTCTTTAGCTACCGCATACGCCGCGCAGCCATCCGATGTTGACGCGCAAGGCGTCCGCAATGGCGTGCAGCCTGGTCGAACTGGCCTGGTCGCCGTTCTCGATCCCGGCAAGGGTGGGGTAGGGAATCTTGCACATGGCGGCCAAGTCTTTCCGTTCAATGTCTTGCGCTGCCCGCTCGGCTTTGATCCGGTCGCCGATGGTGATGTTGTTGGACATGGGCGGATTCTGTGGCGGCCATCCTATGGGATGCCGTTGACAAGAGCCTATGGCATCCCAGAGAATGGGCGCCCATGAATCCTTGGGCTCAGAAAATCGCATCGCTCGAATCATGGGGATGGTCCCTCACCGGCATTGCCAAAGAGGTTGGCGGTTCGCCCCAGGCCCTGTCTGACATCAAGCAGGGACGCACGAAGGAGCCGCGCGGAAACGTCGGCCTTCGCCTTCATTCGCTGTACGAGCTGGAAAGCGCGAAAGCGCCTGACCGCCAGCATGCAGCCTGACATGCCCTTCGCTGCTCCCATCGCGGCACTCCATGGCGCCGAGTCTTTCGGCGCCCCTTTTTTGCCCGCGGGAGTCGCTCAACGCCACGCAACGCGGTTGTCCGCCGATGAGTAGCCAGCTTGCGATATGAGGTCGAAGAACTCCAAGGCCCACACGGCCGCCGAGTCGCGCCACCTGGCCGCGGTGAAGGAACTGCCCTGCGCCGTGTGCGATGCGCCGGCCCCGAGCAGTGCCCACCACATCAAGCAAGGCGACCACTTCACCGCCGTGGCCCTGTGCTGGCACTGCCACCAAGGCGCCCAAGGCATCCACGGCGACAAGACCCTCTGGCGCATCCGCAAGCTCGATGAGCTGGGCGCGCTGAACATCACGCTTTCCCGCCTGGCGCAGGCCCGCTGATGCGCCGCCTCCGCCACGTCATCGCCGACATCCCGGAGCTTGCCCGCTTCGCTGCGCGGCTTGGCGACGAGGACTTCCCCACGGCGGACGAGCTGGCCGAGGCGCAATCCATCCTGGCCGAGGCAAAAGCCTGCGTCCGTGTTGACCTGTTTTCCGCACCGCCTCACGCCGGAGTAGCTACCGGCGGACAGCCCGAGCCTAGCGGGTTGGCGGATCGCGGACCCTCTGGGCTCTAGGGGCCATATGAATTTCTTCAAGCTCTACATCGGCGACTACCAGCGTGACACGGCGCACCTGTCCGTCACGGAGCACGGAGCCTACATGCTGATGCTGCAGCACTACTACGCCACCGAGAAGCCGCTGCCGACCGGGAAGGCCTTGCACCGGATGCTGCGCGCCCAGGATCGAGCCGAGCGTGAGGCCATCGACGCTGTTGCGGCGCAGTTCTGGACTACGACCGCCGACGGCTTGGTGAACCATCGCGCAGACGCTGAGATCACGAAGGCTGCCACGCAGGCCGACACGAACGCCCGCATCGCTCGTGAACGAGAGGCCAAACGAAAGGCCAAACAAATCGTGCCACGAACAGAGCACGAATCGTGCTCGGATCGTGCAACGAACGATCAACCTAACCAGACACCAGACACCAGACAAGAGCAAGATCAAAAGCCAATCACCTTCGGTGATTCGTCGCCAGCGCTTCCGCTGGGCGACCCGCCTGCCGACCATGAGCCCGTGGAATCGGGGCAATCACCGTGCCCCCACGAGGCGATCATCGCGTTGTTCCACGAGAAACTTCCGACGCTGCCGCGAATCCGCGAGTGGACGCCGGGCCGTGCTGCGATGCTGCGGGCCAGGTGGCGAGAGCGCAGCGAGCGGCAGACGCTGGACTGGTGGGCCGATTTTTTCGAGTACGTCGGCCAGTCGGATTTCCTCTCCGGGCGCAGCTCCCGCAGCAACGGCCATGCGACCTGGGAGTGCTCCCTGCCGTGGCTGCTCAGGGCCGAAAACTTCGTCAAAGTGCTTGAAGGGCACTACGAAAACCGGAGTGCCGCATGAGCGCAAGCCACAACGCCGAAGCCAGCGTCATCGGCGGGTGCATGCTCGACCCGCAGGCGTACTGGCGCATCGCGGACACCGTGACCGCGGAGGACTTCTCGCACGACGGCTACCGCGAGCTGTTCCGCGTGGTGGCCGACTCCGCCAAGGCGCAGACTCCGGTGGACGTGGTGACCGTGGGCGACCGGGTGCCTCGCCTGGCCTCGCTGGCCATGAGCGCCGCCAACACGACGCCGGGGTCGGCCAACATCCGCACGTATGCGGCCATGGTGGCCGCCCATGCCACGCACCGCCGCGTGGTAGCGGCGGGGCAGAGGATCGCGCGTCTGAGCCCGCAGGATGCGTTTGGCGAGGCCCAGCGCATCTTGGCCGAGGCGTCCCGCCCGGAGCTGTCGGCGATCCGCCCGGCCCGCGAAGTTCTGGCGGACCTGGTGGCCGACCTACAGCGCAAGTGCGATGCAGACTCGCCCATAACGGGACTTTCAACGGGCTTCGACGGCCTGGACGACATGACCTCCGGCTTCCAGCCTGGCGACCTCGTGATCCTTGCCGGCCGCCCCGGCATGGGCAAATCCACGCTGGCGCAGAACATCGGCGAGCGCGTGGCCCTGCGCGGTAAGCGGGTGCTGTTTTTCTCGCAGGAAATGTCCGCGGCGAACGTGCTGGCGCGTAGCGTCGCGGCGATTGGCGGCGTGCCGTTCGGCGCCCTGCGCTCGCCAAAGACCATGGACGAGGCGCATTGGGGCCGGGTGTTCGCCGCGGCGGAAAAGCTAAAGGCCGCCCCGCTGCTGTTTGACGAGTCGTGCGGGATCACGGTGGAGCAACTGTGCGCCCGTGCGCGCCAGTGCCACGGCGCGTCGCCTCTGTCGCTGATCGTCATCGACTACCTGCAGTACATGCGCCTGCCAAAGGCCGACAGCACGGCGAACGCCGTGCAGGAAGTGACGCGCGAACTCAAGTCACTTGGCAAGGCGCTTGGCGTGCCGGTGCTGCTGCTGTCGCAGCTCAATCGCGGCGTTGAAGGGCGCGCCGACAAGCGGCCCACGCTGTCGGACCTGCGCGACTCCGGCGCTATCGAGCAGGACGCCGACATCATCCTGTTTGCCTATCGCGACGGCTACTACAGCGCCGAGTCGCCGCACCGCGGCTTTGCCGAGCTAATCGTCGCCAAGCAGCGCAACGGGCGCACCGGGATGATCCCGCTGCGCGAGCGCCTGGACCAAATGCGCTTCGAGGACTGCGATGGACTCCCCCACGTTGAAGTCGCCCGACCCTCTCGCGGCTTTGGCCGCACTCGCTGGGAGGGAGATCGAAGGCAAGCGAGCGCAGGCGGAGAGTAACCGCCGAAGAATGCCGGCCACGGCCGCCACGTTGGATCTGATCAAAGGAGTGTTTGGTGAGCATGTCAAAGTCTCTCGCGCCATCGAAGAAGGACCAGAAGGCCGTGTCGTCGTCGGAAAATGGGAAGCCGGCGAGGTCGAAAGATGGAAACCTGCTGACCTTCAATCGCCTCCCGATCCGCCAGCCGCCGCGAAGCACGAAGCCGCCCGGCGGCAAGTTCCGGATGCTGTGAGGCGGCGCCGATGAGCGAGGCCATTGCAAACAGCGAAGACAGCCTGCAGCGCGCGATTGGCGCACTGCGGGAAGAGTGGCGCCGGCACAAGTGGCTGCGTATCTCGTGGAAGTCCGGCAAGAAGCGCAGCTTGGACCAGAACGCGATCTCCCATGCGTGGTACGGGCAGATTGCCCGCGAGCTGCGCGAGGAAACCGAGCTTGGCGTCAAGTGCTTCTGCAAGCTGCACTTTGGCGTGCCGATCCTGCGCGCGGCCGACGCCGAGTTCCGCGCGCTCTACGACAAGGCGATCAAGTGGCTCCCATACGAGGAAAAGGAGGCGGCCATGAAGTACCTGCCGGTCACGTCGCTGATGACCAAGGCGCAGCTCAGCGAGTACCTGGAAGCCATGCGGGCGCACTACCTGGGCCGTGGCGTGGTTCTCGAGTTCCCGGAGGAATGATGCAGCCGAAGCGATACCCCTTCGAGGGCGAACTGCTGACCGTGGGCGAGGTGCGGGCGCGCGTCCCCGCGCTGTCCCGCGAAACGGTGGTCAGATACTTGAAAGCCGGCGTCACGAAGCGCACGGACATGTTGCAGGGCTACCGGCCGACGCGGAAGGGCACGCCTGGATGGAACACGCTGCGCAGGACGAAAACCGCGTGAGTCGGTCCGTCGTGCTTGAGCTGCCGTGGCCGCCGTCACTGAACCGCTACTGGCGCCGCGCCGGCACGCACATGCACATCAGCAACGAGGGCCGGGCCTACCGCCAAGCGGTGGCATGGGCCGCCCGCCTGCATTGCTCCTTCGGCCGCCAGCGTGTCGCGGTGGAAATCCAAGCCTTCCCGCCCGACAGCCGGCGGCGCGACTTGGACAACACGCTGAAAGTGGCTGCGACGGCCTGCAGGCGGGGCGACTGATCGAAGACGACGCGCAGATAGACGATCTGCGGATCGTGCGCGGGCCGATGCGCAAGGGCGAAGGGGCGATTTTGGTGACGGTAAGCCAGGCGTAGGGGGAAGTGGATATGCGGGAGGCGCTGGAACTGATCGCAATTGCGGCACGCACAGGGCGGGTGTTTGACCCGAG